ACCTTTTAAAGCTTTAACCATGTAAGCAATGCTCGGATTTGTGGAAGATGAAATAGGGGCTGTGGTATTCAAAATTCCGGGATCAAAATTTGGATAAACATTCTGTGGGGGCGCACCTTGTTGATTTCCCAAAAGCTGAACAGACTGCGAATTTACAGACGCAGCCGGACTTCCTAATTGCGGTGAACCAACGTCTGCACCAAACATTATGCAACTTTCTTGTGACGTTCAGATAGAAGCTTTTCCATGTCTTCTCTGAACAAAACAAAACGGCACCCTACGTGACGTGCGGAATCTGTGGGACCGTAATATCTACGCTGAACGCCTTCGTATCTGAAGCCAAGCTTGGGAAGCTTCTTTAGAAGATAACTTGGACGTTTAGGGACAATAGCCGTACATCTTGACAGGCGCAACTCATAAAGTCCTATCCTCACAAGTGCCCTGATAATTCCAACAGTGACGGTGCCTTTGCCGTAGTAGGATAGATCAGCGTTCACACCGTTGTAGGATGAAAACAGTGCGGCACCGACAATTACATTGTTATCGATGATTCCTAATGCCCGATCCACATGAATTGGAACCTTGTTGTGAGTTTGAAAAGCCCAACCAGCCACTAATGCGTCAGCATCCAACAAAAGACCTTTAGACATCTAAATGAACCCCCCCATTTCTAGTATTGTGTTAAAAGCATTCACTTGCAGGATAGATGCATTTTGATCAAATCCAGAGTCAAAAACCGCATCATCAAAGAGTGAGAAGTCAAAAAGAGCTTGTGTTCCATCTGCTGAGATACTAGCAACGTTGACGGTCATGTGGACTGCCAATGCGTGACCCAGTGCTTGAGCACTTAGCCAATCTGTAGTTTGAATAATGGAACCAAACCAAACTGACGTATCCCAAATTGCGGTATCCCACAACGCACCACCATTCAAAATTTGAATAGGGGCATTCAACTCTTGGATTTTGAAATCCACATCTACTGAAATGAAAGGTGTGATTGTCTCACCAGCCGTGATGAAAGGCTGGACGGCCGTCATACGCTTCAAACGTCCCGGTGCATCAAAGTAATTGTAGGCACATTGCATGTCAGCAAGGATGGGGGTTGAAAAATCACTGCTCCCCACAAACGCTCTGTTTATTTCTCCTGAATTGCCGCCAAAGAACAATTCATTATTGTAGACTTCAAAACAATTAGCGTTCCAGCCAGTGAACTGTGCCCACGCGCCAGTAAGAACATTCATCACGTATTGAACTTGAGTTTTGTTCTCAACTTGAGGCACATTCAAGATGGCAACAGTTTCAGGTGCGAAACTGATCAATTGCCAACCAAACAAATCCAGACCGACGATCGCCGCCTGTGCCATCGCATTTTGAATGCGAGCAGTGATCGCCACACTGCGTTCAGCACCAGCCTCATAGGGAAGGGCTTGTGAAAGTGGAATGACACCTTGTTGTGTAATAAGGCCAACGTCAGAACCAATCTTGGTAGCACAACGAAGGCTAATTGGTGGAGATAGATCAAACGTGCCAGCCAAAATCCAGTTGGTAGCATCAGTTGGGTCTACACCACTGAAGATGGTGACTTGGCCTCTGGATGAAATGAAAACCATGTAGTCGGATGGGCCATTGCCACCATCCAATGTCCAATCGGCAATAGCAACAAGATAGCCACCTTTGCTCCAGTTTGCACCAAGATCAAGGGTGCCATCAATAGCTCCCATGATTGCATCCGTAGGCATGAAAGCGGCTACGGTAGAGCCACCACCAGAGCCGTCACCCAAGACGTACCAGAACCTACGCTTTTGAACATGGATATTGGTAATGGATGCAGTAGTGCGGCCACCGGGCAAACCCGTGATAGTTGGGGTCGTCCACGTGATGCCGTCATACATCCTCAACGTGTCAATTCCATTGACAATTTGGATGACTGTGGTGCCGAGGGCTGGGGTGAAATTGGCATATTGCCAACGGGCAGAGTTTAATCCAGTAACAGCAACAGTGGGAGCCGCTGACGTGGAAGCATCATAAATGGTGTTGCCAGCAGCAACAAACATTTGTTCGCCACCCTCAGCACGACGCACCATGATAGTTTCCACTGGGACTATTTCATCAAGAAGTACCCAAGGGAAATAACCCTTGCGTAATTCAACCCAGCCGGGTCGTGGAATCCAGTTATTGAGAATAGGTGCACGTTTTGGGTCCATGGACGCCAAAGGCGAAATAGCGTCCCAACCATCAGTAGGTACCGGCACAACCTTGGTTATGACGTCCGGCGCTGGCGTAGGAACCTTATCTAGTGATTTGACTTTTCTCACCGTGAATTCCTCAAAGCTCTGATTAGCTCAGTACGTGGATCCATTGCAAGCTGATCAGAATAACGTGTGTCTTGAGTCTCCCATGGAGAAACCAAACGGCGGTGCGCAGGTGTCATATCCATACGTGTTTGAACATTTCTAGATTCTACTTCACCACCAAGACGTGCATACACATCGTTTGGATCACTCTTAAGTTCATTTAATGGAAGTTTACTTTGCGCGTATCTTTGAAGGTATTCTATCCGTCTTGGATTTCCACCCGGTGCAAAATTCTCAAGTGTTTGAACACCATGTTGCATTTCATGCAACGCGACATTACGTGCATTATCTAAATTTCCAGCTTCAATTTCAGCCACTCCATTTACTGGGTCGTATGATCCACGTCCAACACCGTTAGGAGCATTGTGAAAAACTGAATTATACATGTCATCTTTTGCAAGCTGTGGGTATGCTTTGTATAACTCAGGATGATCCAGTATCACACCAGCAGGGCCTCTTACAAAATTTCCTTCTTTAGAATAATCTAGACCATGGCCGATCATTCGTGATCTGTCATCAGGGATTTCAAAACGCCACTTCATATCGGTTGGAGATTTAAACCAACCAGTATCACCATAAATCTGTGACATGGGCTTTGAGCCCTTAAACATGTCATTGGCTTCGATGAGTGCTTTCATATCTGCTGTCTTGGCAAGCTTGCCACCAAAGATACCTGCCGCGCCTACTTCTGCCGCAGGAGCGCCCACACCAGCCAAAGACATCGCTGTCTCAGTGGAAGCAGGGATCAGCCGATCAATGGACCCATGAGGGTCTTGTGGATCATATGTCTTGGCAGCATCAATCAAGTGCTTAGGCATGCTCATTAAACCACTGAGCATGTTCCCAAACATAGTTGGAGAACCTTCGGGCGTGTTTGCAGCCCCAAAGGGCATTGCATCCGCTGGGTCCACACCTTTCAGGGCATTGATGATCGAATTGTCAGCCATTAGGCAACCTTCGCATCAAAGGAGGCATCTGTGGTTGCGGCTGCAAATCATTCAAGATTCCTGATGGCGGAAGGTTTTGTGGCCACCTATTAGCAAAATCAGTCCGTGGATCACGATTATCTGGAAAAGGCATTTGCCCTTTTCCAGACACAAATATGTACGGAGGTTGTTTTCCCATGTATCCTGGATCAGGAGGAAGCACATTATCATCACCAGTATCAGGAACTGGCAATACCGGCTTTACTTCCTGATCACGTAGAGCTTTTAGAACAAGATTTGGGTCTGGAAACATTGCCATGTCATGGCCCCACTTTAGGAGCCGCTACAAGGGCTTGTCGTGGCTTTTGAGCCATGCTTGACAATGCAACGGTAGGTGGGGATGGGGCAGTCAAAACCGTACCAGCGGGCACGCCAGCCGGGGGCTTAATTGGATGTCCACCCTTCAGATAGGCGAGGACTTGCTGGAGATTGGTTGTACCGAAAGCCATCGCAAAATATCCCAATTAAGCCAAATTTGTGATGACGCCACACCATAACCCCAATTCAGGTCCCGTTTTGACCGCTTGGACCGGGAAAAAATCCATCTTGGACATTCGACGGTGATATGAACACAGGCGAAACACGCTTGGCCAGTTGCAAGGTAGGTGCCGCACCATCGCGGGCAATCAGCCTGTCAACATAATCCACCCAACGACCTTGAAGCGTGGCATAACTCCCCATACCCTTGATTTCCCAGAACATCCATTTGATCCCCATGATCATGGCGTTCTCGTCAAGAAGGCAAGTGTCAGCATCATTTACAAAGTACTGAGCGAAATCAGTTGTAGAATTATTAACACGTACAGCATTCAAGGACAGGAACTCAAACACAAGCTGAAGTGGGGACGTTAGTTCAGTTGGAGGTGGCCAGATACGGAAGTTGTTTGCAAACGGGCCAAGTTGACGGAAGTGTCTACGCGGTCCAGTCACAACAATACCGGAACGATGCCATTGATCCAATTGCGGGCTATCAGGCCCAATAAGCTCCCAACGATTGGTCCTATCCCACATAGTGCGGTTCTGGAACCAATCAAAGCCTGATGGTTCAGGAAATGTATCCTTGGCAAATGTCACTGGGATATCATTAATGATATCCGCATTGGTCGCTTCCATCGACATGGTCACTTGCGTGAGGCTGTCTATGGAATTGATACGTGCTGCCTGTGGGATATCATTGCCTGAC